CTCAGGATCATATCAAACCACTTTTTTTCGATCGTCAATGTCAGCAACTTTCCCACCTCCCTTCACTTGTGGTCTGTTTGGTGCATACACCCAGATCATTACCAGAGTGCAGATCCAGCACATAGCATACTGCCAGCGGCTGATCTCTCCGTCTACCAGGATCTGTATTCCCACGATGAACCATGGAATGCAGTTGAAATGTTTAAAAATCATACGTTTGATTCTTCTCATGTCCTCTACCTCACATTTAACTGATTGCTAACTGCTCTTTATACAGT